CGGCAGCCGATAAAATGTGGGCAGTGGCATGGAAGGACGCAGCCGGAACGTGGGGGGATGGTCAATCTATGCTGTATCTCTACCGATACGTGCCTAACGTGCTAAGCCCTAGCGGTATTTACTATCCGGGTGAGGATGATTTCACAGCTGCCGATCTGAATTTCCTAATTAGCCCTGTGTATGCGTGGCTCTACTATCAGACCGGACAAGCGAGGCACCGAACAAGGCATGACTCTCTCTTTCAGGGTGGCATTCCGGTTTACGGACCTGACAACGCCTATCACATTTCCGGCACATTCTTGGGCACCATTGCCGACCCAACAGGAAAGCATATCAATCAGATGCTGTACTGGGCACCGCAAGGAATTGCCTGGGCGGAGTCGGAATCAATCCACACAGGAGGTGGGCCATACGCAGCAAAAGATTTTATGCCAGCATTCTCAGCATTTCAAGCAACCCGATTAGCGAAGGTCCTTAGCTGATGCGGCAGACGCCTGCTCAATTACTCGGGCACCACCTCGAATATCTGCAACTTATGCCAACGCACGAGTATCGGTTTCACACAAAAAGGCGATGGAGATTCGACTTTGCTTGGCCGGACATCAAATTTGCTGTTGAGGTAGAGGGAGGAATTTGGACGGGCGGACGACACACAAGAGGTAAAGGTTTTGAGAATGATCTAGAAAAGTACGCACATGCTCTACTGCTCGGCTGGAGCGTGCTCCGGGTTGGCGACAAGATGATACACGATGGCACCGCAATACAGATGATTCAACAGCTATTGAGGCATTGAATATATGTCGGAAGATACGTTTGAGAGGCAGCCACAACGTTGCAGAGCTCTTTTGGGCGCAGTTCTGATTACCGCTATATTTGATGCTCAAGGACGCGATGCGGGGGCGAGCAAACACGATAAACGCTATGCATTGCGTTGGCTGACAGACGAGGAGGACGATGATACTATGTCCTTTGCCTGGGTGTGCGAGCAGCTGGGATTACTGCCAGATGAGGTCAGGCGAAACATCATGATGCTACTCGAGCAGCCAAAGGCGCACGGCTGCACGAAAATGCCGAGGCTCGATACAATGTCGATACTAATCGAGGAGGATGTAGAGTTTGCATTCTTCCCCATACTAAGACTGTGACGAATGCCAGCAGGTAGACCAACCAAATACAAAGGTGAGGAGACGTGCGAGAAGGCACGAGGACTCTGTTTGAAGGGTGCTACGGATGAGATGCTGGCGATTGCTCTTGATATCGACATCGCCACTCTTTACCGATGGAAGAACGATTTTTCAGAATTTTGCGAGGTCCTAAAAGATTCCAAGAGCATTCATGATGTCGAAGTAGAGGCGAGCCTAGCGATGGCCGCCAAGGGCTTCACTGGGCCCGATGATAAGTATTACCCGCCCAACCCCACATCCGCTATCTTCTGGCTCAAGAACAGACAGCCAGCTAGGTGGCGCGATAAGCAAGAGCATGAACACACGGGCAAGGATGGAACGCCCCTAGTCCCGGTGTTAAATATTGGCAACCCCACAAAGAACTAGCGAAATCTGGTTACCCCAATTCCATCCCAAGCAACAGTTCTTTGCAGATTCGGACGCGACTCAAATACTATTAGGTGGAGATACTAGAGGGGGCAAGACAGCGGGATTTAAGCTCTGGCTTATTCGCATGTGCGCCATGTTACCAGGCCTTCAATGTGATATTTTTCGCTTGCACGAGGACGACGTGGTCGGTTCGTATATGCGGGGTGATTTCTCGTTTCCTGTGCTGCTTAATCAGTGGATCAAGGACAAACTAGTAACAGTCAATCAAACCGAAGTTAAATTTTGGAATGGCTCATATATCTCGCTTGAGCATTGCAGCACTGACTCAGCTATGAGCAAGCACCAGGGCATCCCAAAGCACATCAGGGCCTTTGACGAGGCAGGTCAGATACCGGAACGCCGCATGAAGTGGCTAACGGGTTGGATGATTTTGAACGAGGATATGAAGACTAAACTTCCGGAGCAGTACCGAGAGGCATTTCCCAAGGTCCTTTTCCTATCGAATCCTATCGGACCATCAAAGCCTTATCTTAGAAACAGATTCGTCAAAGCACGACCCAAGTTTTCAATTGAGAAGGTCGGAGCGTGGAAGCTACAATACATTCCCTATCGGGTTGAGGATAACCCGTCCGAGGACGCGGAGATGACTAGGCTTCGAGTCTTGGACGCAACCGATCCAGCTACCGCCAAGGCCCTTCTTAATGAGGATTGGGACGCTCAGACAGGTAATTTCTTCGAGATGTGGGATTCTGACAAACACGTAATCAAAGACTTCACGATCCCTGATTTCTGGCTACGGTTTCGCACGTTCGATTACGGTTCGTATGAGCCCTGGGCCTGTATTTGGTGGGCCATCTCTCCGGGCGCAACGATTCACAAGGGCACGCCGCACGAGCGCTACCTACCCAGGTATTGTCTAGTCGGATACCGGGAATGGTACGGCTGCAAGGCTGAATATCCCACTAACGATCGAGACAAGGCAGTTACAAATCTCGCACCAGTCGGGTGGTCCAACACCGATATGGCCAACGGAATTATTGATCAGACAGAAGAGCGCTTCGATGCTCAGCCGATCTTTACAGACAAGTTTCCTTTCAATAACTTAGGTGGACGTACAATTGCGAAGGATTTTCTCGACGCTGGGATCAATCTCAAGTTGGGAGATACCAACCGCAAAAATCGCGCATCTCTGACAATTTCCAAACTAAACGGCGAGAAGTTGATCGCTGGCAGTGACGAGCAATGGCCCATGATGGTGTTCTTCGAGTCGTGTAAATACTGTCAGGACTACATCCCTATGGTTGAGCGTCATCCAAGAGAGGGCAGACCATGGGACTACGCCGAGAACGGAGAAGCCACTCATATAGTCGACTGCGTTACCCTCGCGGCCATTATGAATAAGGTCGTAGTCGATGCACCTACCGACATAGCAACGGAAGTTAGTAGGGCCATGAAGGACAAACGAACTATTCGGCCATCACTAAATGACATAATACCCGGGTTAGGGATATGACAGCAAACGGGTGGTCACTTGATTATTTAAGGCTTCCAATTGGCTAAAAAGCGCGACTCAAAAGCCAAGCAGCTAGGTGTATCAGACATTTCGCCCGATAGATCAGCACTCAATAAGCAGATAGAGGACGGCGATACCATTACGATTGAGGATGTGCGCCAGTTCTTTGTTGATGGCAAGAAGAAACGAGAAGACTACAAAAACATAGCTGATAAGTCGTGGAATGAAGTCGAAAAGAGAAACAATCTTGGAAAGCTCTACGAAGCCAAGCGATGGGTCAGATTTCCCCTTTGGTGGTCCTGTTGGAAAATACGACAACCGATTACTCTTGCTAGGCTTGCGGTTCCGGTTCTCAAGGATACACAAGGCGACGACCCATATGGTCGCACTGCTTGCGTCATTGGAGAGAGGTTTGCAAAAGGAATTCTGAAGACCTTTGAAGCCTTTCCGGAATTCTCAGCGGCGAATGATGATTTTTTGGTTACCAACTTTGGTTGGGGAAGATGGTGTTATCGAAGCACTGAAATCGAAGAAGAAGAGAAAGTAAGGCTGCAGGTTCAGCAACAAGAGCCACCACCTCCTCCGGAACCAATGATGGGACCGGACGGGCAGCCACTACCAGACCAGGCACCAGCCGCAACACAAGAACCGTTACCGCCATTATTCTTCACTCCCGAGGGAGAGCAGATAGATCCATCGATGGTTCAAGAGGACGATTTAGGACCGTTCGTTTCTACTGGGCAGATGGTCACTATAGACAACGAGGAGGTGTACTTTGATGCCTGTGACTATGGCGGCCTAGTGGTAGATCCGGACGCTGTCCGGTGGAGCAAAGTAACGCGCATTGGAATGGAGTATCCTTACAGTTACCGCGAATTCAAAGAGAAGTTCGGACAGGCTGCAGTTGATAAGCTCGCTATCACTGACTTAGCCGACTACAAGTCAGGAAAGCAGTCGATCACAGTCCAAGAATACTACGACTCAGTTCTAAAGGAAGTCCGATGGCTGGCGCAGGATTCCACAGATTTCTTCCAGCCCAAACAGATGCAACCCAAGGACGGAGAAAAGCCCGATAACTCGGATCCCTATGGCCTCTCGAGCGTCTTTCCGTGTACCGAGCCTCTCGTCATAAATCAATCAACGCGAAGTTTTTGGCCAACGCCTGAATACTTCCAAGTGCAGGATCTACTCGACAATATTAGCTCGATAGTTACGCGCTCAATGCAGCTTACTAAGGCGGTGCGTATTAGATTCCTTTTTGATAGCTCAGTTAAGCCGCTGGCGTCACTAATCGGGGAAAATTGGGCCACAGGTGAGGGTACCGGAATGGGTATCCCAAACCTTGAACAGACCCTAATGAATAGCAATGGAGATCTGTCCAAGCTAGTCGCATATTTCCCGATCGATGAGTTGATGAAGGGGCTGCAGAACATGAACGCAGCTTTCGTGCAGGAGCTCGATAGATTCTACAACATAACGGGGTTTTCCAACCTAATCCGGGGCCAAGTCGGCAGCGAATCATCGAACGAAACCTATCGAGGCCTACAACTCGAGGGCAAGTTTGCGATGAACCGTATGGAGCCCTATCAGCGCAAGATCCAAGAGTGGATGAAGGATAACTATCAACTCGGAATGGAGATGGGCTTAAAGATGTTCTCTGATGAGACCATTGACGAGTACATTACGCCGCAGACGTTAGACCAGGAAGATAAGCAGCGTTACATACCAGCGCTCGAACTTCTCAAGAACAATCGACGCAATCGCTTCCGCATGGAATTCGAGACCGATTCCACCATTTCGATCAACCAGGAGTGGAAAAAGAGGCAGGCAATAGAGACGGCGGATGCTATCACCAAAATGCTGGAATCTATCGCCAACACTGCAGAGAAAATGCCGGAACTGGCAGACGCTGAACTGAAGGTGGCCAAGCACGTCATAGCGGAGCTCACAGACGGCAAGCTTTTCACTGACGAAGTTATAGACGCCATCCAATCGACCATCGATAAGTTCAGTCAGCCAAAAGAGCCAGAGCCGAACATTGATCTAGAGAAACTAAAGCTCGATAGCGCCATCGAAGGCGAGAAACTCAAGCTTGAGATGAGAAAGCAGGAATTCGCCGAACAAAAGGCAATGACTGACGATCGACTAACTCAACTTCAAATGCAGATGGATCAGGGCATCGAATCTGCCAAAATGCAGCAGAAGGAACGTCTTGATGGGTTTGCTCTACAGCTCGAGCAAATCAAGATGCAAAACGAGGCGGGAGCCTCATCCTCAGATCTGCAGCTTCGAGCCCAACAGATACAGGCTGACATTGCGTTAGCTCAGGAGGAGTTAGCCGGTAAGCGTGCAGAGTTTATGCTTGCCGCTCAAGAGATAGCTTCAAAAACCGAATTTAAGCAACTCGAACTAATCCTCGATCAGCGAGTAGCAGAGCAAAAACAACAGCTCGAAGAGATCTACGTAGGACTCGAGAAGCAAAAGACCATCCTGCAAGCTCAGGAAAAAATGTCATCTGAGCGTGAGAAGTGGGCGACCGAAGCGCGATTGCAAGATGAACACAAAGTCGATGTAGCCAGAGGGCTAGTCGAGATGCAAAAGACGCTGCAGGAAATGAAGACTAGCCCAACTCCCGTAGTGGTTCATCTGCCAAAATCTAAAAAGCGAAAGCGCTCCGGGCGAATTATTAGAGACGCAGCCGGTGAGGCTACGCACTTAGAAATCGATGAGGAGGAGGCCGAATAATGGCAACCGTAACCCTCAATCAGAATGTAGCCAACAGCCCGACTAATAGCTATCCGGTTGGCGTATTCAAACAGGCCAATGGCACGGAGCTGCAGGCTGTAGTTTCCGTTGATTCCACTGGCGTTGAATACAATGCGCTTAACCCCATGCCCATATCAGGCAGCTTTTCGGCATCATTGGCGTCCGCATCTACCTCGAGCGAAGGAAGGGTAACGGCTGGTGATTCAACCACACTTGTGTTGGCAGCTAATGGCTCACGCAAGGGCGGCAAAGTCAGAGTGTCCCCGAATTCTCCAGTGTCGGTTAACGTAAGCTTTAGTGGTGCGGCCTCTGCCTCGAGTCCCCTGTACGCACCAGGCGAAAATATTCTTTTAGCTGACGGAGCCGTAAAATATACGGGGGCTGTTTATTGCTACTCCGCGGCTGGTACGGGAATTGTGGAGTATGTAGAACTATGAGGACCCAAGTTACAGGAATTCTGGTGTCACTTATCGTTGGAAACTGCGCATTTGCTCAGAGCACTGTGCGTATATGGGACGGCACCGATATAGCTAACGTCACTGGCGGGGCGCTCGATGTAAACGCCACAATAAGCACGGCGGGGCTTGCAACAGAGGCAAAACAAGACACTGGCAACACCTCACTATCGGCAATCGATGGGAAAATTACGGCATGTAATACCGGCGCTGTGGTTGTCTCTTCAGCTCCTACTACTGCAGTGACCGGCACGTTCTGGCAGGCCACACAGCCAGTCAGCGGAACGCTTACCTGCAACGCTGGCACCAATCTCAACACGTCAGCACTTGCGACAGAGGCAACTCTATCGACGCTCAACGGTAAAGTTACAGCTTGTAATACTGGATCCGTTACCGTTATCTCAGCTCCGACCACGGCAGTAACGCAATCCGGTACATGGACCGTGCAGCCTGGGAATACTGCCAATACCACAGCTTGGAAAGTAGATGGGTCAGCTGTTACTCAACCGGTATCGGGAACCTTCTGGCAAGCTACACAGCCGGTCTCGTTAGTAAGCGTGCCTTCCCACGCAGTAACCAATGCGGGAACCTTCGCTACTCAAGAATCTGGGGCTCTGCTTACGAGCTCACAGCTAATCGATGACGCAGTAGCCACAACAGCGGCAGCGATTCCGACTAAAGGCTTAGCTTGTTCAGCTACGGACGGCACAAACGCCAGAATCATCAAGAGCGATACCAGCGGTGAGTTACAAGTGGACGTCCTAACCATGCCGACGACGGCAGTGACTGGAACTTTCTGGCAGGCCACGCAGCCTGTTTCTATATCGGGTAACCAAGCCGTCAACGTAGCTCAAATCAACGGTGTTACGCCTTTGATGGGAGCCGGAAACACAGGAACGGGGTCGCACAGAGTGACCATCGCATCAGACCAGGCAGCCATTCCCGTATCGCAATCCGGTACGTGGACAGTTCAACCCGGTAACACGCCGAACACTACAGCGTGGCTAACTCAGAATACCCCGGCAACAACAGGTGGTTTCACCACGTATCATCTCGTATCCGCAGCCACGACAAACGCAACGGTAGTCAAGGCGTCAGCCGGGCAACTCTACGGCTGGTATATTTACAATTCAAACGCAGCCGCTAGAAAGCTTGTCTTTCACAATGCGGCATCTACACCAACCGCTGGCGCTTCAGTATTTTTCTCTATCATGCTTCCAGCCGGAGCAGCGGCGAACGTGTTCAATGACACAGGCATTCCATTCTCGACAGGCATAGCAATTACGACAGTCACGGGAATCGCTGATAGCGATACGGCAGCGGTAGAGTTAAACGACTTGACCATAAACCTATTCTACAAATGAACAGGATAGTACTAGCAGTCTTATTACTGCTCTGCTTCCAAGCCCAAGCGCTCGACACTCCGATCAGCTCGGGCGGTAATAAGGTTCCCTCGTCAACTGTCACGAATTACTCCCATGCGACAGGTAACACGCTCTTTTACTCAACAGTAGAAAGTGACGTTCGGAACGTAATTCCGTTTGCCGGAACGGCTAAGGATTTCGCGGCAGCCGTAGCCACAGCTCCAGCTGCCGGTAAGTCATGGGCCTTTACGCTGATGAAGAATGGTGCGGCCACGAGCATCACATGCACGATTTCAGGTACCGCGACAACGTGTACCGATACCGTTAACACAACATCGCTTGTGGCTGGAGACGTATTATCCATTCGATCAATCCCAACGGGAACGCCAACGTCTCCAGTGAATGTTCGTCAATCGTGGACCTTTTCGGGAGGAGCCAGAGAATCAGTAATTCTGGGCAGTAGTAGAACTGCTGCCTTCTCGACCGTATCAACCCAATACGGTGGGTTGCAGGGCTCAGTGGGCAATAACGCGACCCTCTATAATAGAGACCAAGTTTTCCCCACAGCGGGAACCCTTAGCAGTCTATACGTCGATTTGGTTGGTGTGGCTGGTGCTGGTGCTAGCTACGTAATAACACTCAATAAAAACGGCACCGACCAGACTCTTACATGCACAATCTCGGGAGCTGCGGCGACCACATGCAATGACACTATTAACTCATTTTCGGTAGTTGCCGGTGACCTCGTGGCAATCAAAGTTGTGCCCAGTGCGGGCCCAGCTCCAACTGCTCGCGTTGGAAGATGGGGGGTAAAGTGGGCACCGACTACGGACGGCGAAGCCGTTTTGATGGTCAATAGTGGAGGAAGTCTAAATACTGCCGGTCTGGCTCGTTACACATCAATCCAAGGCTCCTCGAACCTTTGGCAATCAAGCGAAGCGCCAACGCATAATCTTGGATCGGCTTTCACGCTAAAGAGCATGTATATAGCGCTCAATGGCGCACCAGGCGGTGCGGCGTCTTATACGTTTCGCTCAAGAAAAAACGCAGCAAACGGAGCTCTTGTCGTTACCGTCTCCGCAGCCGCTACGACAGGAAGTGATACGACTAACTCTGATACTATCGCAGCTCTCGATCTAATCGATGCATCATCATTAAGCGCAGGAACTCCCACGGCAAGGATCGGTAAACTTGGTTTTGTTGCGTACACGGCTCCCAGCGGATCTACTCTTCGACTTCTGTCGTCAACGGGAGTAGGCCAATGACGCTCCTGTTCTTCTTACGCTCTCCAGCTGGAATAACTGACACAGGACCGCCACCAAGTACGGGTGTATACTACGACCATGAGGATGCAAGACCGAAGCGAAAGGCTAGGAAGTCGAGGGAAGAGAAAGAGCTCGACCGCTTCAAAAAGCAGACGTTACACGAGGCATTTGAGGAAGCTAACCGAATAGCAGTACGCAAAGAGAAAAAGAGAAAGAAGAGAAAAGAGGAAGAGCTGTTGTTGATGTTAATGATGCACGAGTTTGACGGGTACGATGATTAAATCAAAGATATTCAATTACGGTAATGAGCACGAAGCAGAGTGGCCACCACAGTTTCCTCAAGGCCTAAAAGGTCTCGTTGGATATGTCGATCCGAAAACCAAAGAATTCGTAGAGGGCTATCCTCCCAACCCAAACAATCAGTTTGGTGTTGCTCCAAGCGTCATATTTGACTCAATGGCTCCCGCTTATCACGAAGGCGCTTGCAGAGTTATCGAGTCGCGAGAGGAGTGGAACAGACTCGACAAAGAGCACAACCTCTTAACATTTAGCAGCGTCAAAGAGCCACGAGGGTATATGGATAAGGGCAATAAAGCCGAGGCCAAAGCCATAAAGCGCGACAGGCGAAAAGCTTCCATTGAAGCTACCGAGATGGTCCGTGCTAACCCCAAAGAGATTAGGGAAAAGCTCAATAAGCAGGCCGAAAATCAACTAGAAGCCGCCAAGAAGTCGGGAATGGATAAAGTACTCAAAGAGCAAGGAATTATATGAACGAAATACCAACCAACGACGTTAACCTCGAAGCGCCCGTAGCAGAGCAGACGGTCGAAGCACCTAAAGATTTCGATGGCCTCTCGAATCGGGATGCGTTGCAAAAGGCTGTAGAGATCCATCGGGAAGATAAGGACCCAGAGCAAAAAGCGCCGACTACAACCGAAGTGAAGCAGGCAGTCGAGGCGGAGCCAGAGCCACCATCCGAGTTTAGCGCCAATGGTAAAGCAGCCTGGCGACTGAAGGATGTGACCGGCATTCAAAAAGAGTTTCGACGCATTCACGATTCTAGGACGGCGGAGATCTCGCGGGCACAGAAAGCGGAGCGAGAGGCGCGCGAAGAGGGCAAGACGTGGCGCGAACTAGGCAAGATGGCAGCCCCTTACATTGAAGCTCGTGGCACTGAAGGCGTTTCGCCCGACAAGGCCATCATGGAAGCACTCGCGCTCATTAACGAGTTTAAAAAAGGCGATCCGTCGGCGGTAAAGGCTGAGCTCAAAAAAATCGGTATCGATCTTGATAGGGCACATACACAAAACAGCGCGGCAATTCCTATCGAGCTTCGAGATGAGATCAAATCTTTACAGGGCATGGCCGCAGAGTATAAAAAGGACAAAGAGGAAGCTAACTTCCAAAGAACCGTTCAGACGTTTGGTACGATCTTTAGTAAATTAACTTCCGAGAAAACTCGAACTGGTGAAACCGTATTCCCCGCGTTGCTCGATAACAGCGAAGCGGGTAACGAATTCGCCAGAGAGTTGGGATCTCTTACCCAAGACCAGCGGTTTCAGGCTGGAGTGGCCCGCAGATTCCCTGATGCTACCTTCGAAACTGTAGTGCGCGAAGCCTACAAGTACTTAGGGGGCAAGGTATCCGGTGACCCGGTAAAAGTCTCCACACAAAGCACTCAACAACACATCGATAAATCACGGCGTGCGTCCGCTGCAAGTCCAGGCAGAACCGCACCTAGAGTCAATGACTCGAACCTTTCAGGGAAGCTCTCAAATAGGGCTGCTCTGATTAAGGCTATAGAACTCAACAGGGAGCACTAGAACTTAGGCTTCCTGTAAAAAGGAGGCTTTAAGTGCCAGATAATTTTAGTGACATATACTCGACCACTTGGGAACTCCGGGAAAAAAAGCCCGCTGATGCCGTAGCGGATCACATTCCGTTCATTTGGAAGTTGCGTAAAAAGGGAAATATCAAGACTATTTCCGGCGGACGCTTTATTTCCGAAAACATCCGGATTGCTCAGAATCAGTACGTGCAGCTGATTGACGCTGATGAAGAGATAGCGATGGGTTACAACAACACCCTCGCGGCATTCCAGTTCACTCCAAAAATTATCGTTACGCCAACAGTGATCAACGAGCTCGAGCAAGCTCAGAACCAAGGTCCGAGCGCTTTCCTGGACCTCATGGACGAGCGGCAAGAGGTGGCTGACGAATCCACCTGGAACGTCATGGAGGCCATGATGCAGGGTGATGGCACTACCTACGGCGGCAAGGCCTTTGCGGGCATTCGAGGATACCTACCTGACACAAACTCAACTGGTACGATTGGTGGGCTCTCGAGAGCTACCTATTCGGCGCTTCGGCACTCATCGGTGAACCTAGTTTCGACGTTCGGCTCTGCTACCGATTCGAGTAACATCGAATCGCGTACCCGCTACGTCAAAAACTTGATTGTTCGCGGTACTGACAAGCCGGACCTCGGACTATTCGGCAATACGTACTTCAACGCTGCAGCTGATTCGTTCTCCGGTAAGTCGAGAATAACGGTTGATAAAGAAATGTACGAAGCGAACTTCGATAACTTCGTTATTGAAGGGATTACGATTGTACTGGCGGGCGGTAAATTATTTTCGGGACTTTCGCATATCGCGGCGGACCGTGGATATCTACTCAACACCAATACTTTCAAGCTCAAGATGTACAACGGGTACAACTTCCAGCCTCTCAATAAGCGCACGTCATTTAACCAACTAGTCGAAGCTGCGATTTTACTGGGAATTGGGAATCTCACGATGAACAACCCAGCACTTAACGCCGTTATGTACGACTCATAAACTGGAGAATTTAAAATCATGACAGCTTCAGCCAAATACAGTCTAAATGCGAGTGATGGATCAACATCGCTCAATGCTCTACTGCAAGAGATTAACATTAAGGGCGCCACGTGGATGTACGTTAAGGCCTCAGCTACGATTACAGCCTTCCAGGCTTGTATTGTTAGCAGGGCGGACGGAACCATCCAACCTCTCACGACGGCGCTCGCTGCGTCCGTCGGGCCCGTGGCGGATATTGTAGTGCCACAGTTTGACTTTGTGTCAGGGGATTTCGGTTACGCTCCGGTTGGACCTTTCTTCCTTCGCGAAGACGGTGCGACAACATTCAAGGTCTCAGCGCTCACTTTGGCTGTGTTGGGTACTAAGCTCTACACAACGGCAACGGCGGGATCGGTTGATGACGCAGCAACGACGTTGATTGCAGGTCTCACTCTCTCGTCCACTGTGGGTGGTTCTACGGCAAATACTGCATGCACTGCCAGCACACGGATGTTCGTGGGCGTGTAGTTAACGGGGGGAGGGTAATTCCTCCCCTTTTGATAGGAATCTCATGGACGGAATAGAAACATTTGACAATCCACTTTTGGCTGATGTTCAAATCAATGCCGATGGAACACTCAAACAATCGGGCAAGCAGAACGTAAAGTTTTCTCGCGTTAAGGTGATGTCGTTTAGGGCTAGACCACTTTGGGTAAAGCGCGATGATGGCGAGATTGCAACGCATCCAAACGGCAAGCCTGTTCGAGCCTTAGATGAGAAAGGCAAGCCTGCATTTGATATTGACCCTAGAACGGGAATTCCGTTTAAAGACGCGTTCGACGAAATCAAAGAGATGATTCGTGTCGAGACTAGAGGCGATACCAACATCAAAGAGGACGTAGCTGATGCATTCTCGAAGCGGCAATTTAACCGGCAGTATAGGTACTTTCGTGATGGTAAATTGCCGGATGGTCATTCCATCGAAGACTTCGAATGGATACAGCCCCAGACTGTTATGGAGCTTCATATGTTCGGGATTCACACCCTCGAGCAGGTCGCCGAAATGGACGAAGTTTCTTGCGAGCAGATTAAAGACCAATCTGGATTTGAAGTTCGAGACCTTGCTCAACAATGGCTCAAAATCAATTCCCCTGATGGTCAGGCTGGTAAAGCCGACCGAATGCAGCTCGAGAACGCTCGACTAAAAGCAGAGCTCGAATCACTCCGAGCTAGTGGACGTAAAGTTAGGTCTGTTGATCTAAAAGCAGTACAAGCGACAGAAGAGAGCGAGCCAGTTGAGACCCTCGAGATTAACCCAGAAGAGCTAACACGAAGTCCCGGACGTACTAGAAAGGTATAAAATGAAACGAATTCTAACGCTACTTACAGTTGTTCTGGTCAGTTCGAGCGTGGCTCTTGCTGATGCCTGCACTCAATTTTTGGGCAATGCGTTTACTCCTAACCAGGAACTTAGGATTTGCAAACAGAACGGCGCGATTATAGCTCAAGATAATGTTGAGACAGTTGCGGGAACTGGGACTAATCAGGCTACGGGCGCTGCACTGAGCGGAACAAATTACGTTCATCGTATCACGGGCGCAAATGGTGTCCTTGCATGGACGCTTCCAGATGCAAACGTAAATACGATTGGCCGGGTGCATATCTTGCTCAATACAACTGCCGGGGCGCCTCTTATCTTTCCAGCCGTTGCGGGTAGTGACACGATCAACGGTGCTGCAGTTGACGCGGTGTTTGCAGCTCTTACGGGTATCAAGCCGATTATCTGCGTGCAATTTACGTCTACCGGTTGGATCTGCAGCTAATGAAAAAACTACTGGTAGTAATCGCACTATGGCCGGGTATCGCGCTTTCTGATGGGTTTCAGGTTAAGCCTGGAAATGCTGCAACGCCTCGAGCATTTCCGACACCCGGTACACCGATGGAGCGGGCGAACGTCGACATCTACGGTAACCAGCAGGTTGTTATGGTTGCTCCGGGTGGCGATACCTCGTTTTCGCCGTACGGTACAGCCGCCAATACATGGCAATCATGTTCAGTGTCTAATGTCGGCGTTACTGACGTTGTGATTAAGGCAGCAGGCGGGGCAGGCGTAAGAATATACGTTACATCAATCTCGTGCTTCAACACTGCAGCAGTCGCGTCCTCAATGGCATTTAAGGACGGAGCTACTCAGATATATGTGGGAGCTGTTGGCAACTCGACACTAGACGGCGTGGCGTACTACGCGCATGCATTGCCAGTCCCTTTACGAACGAACACAAATACCGCATTTAATTTTGCAATGGGAACGACGGCGACAGCAACAACATGCTGCGCAGTCGGTTACACGAGTACGAACTAAAGCAATTGGAGAGATTTATATGCAAGACGGATTTTACCTCGC